CGGAAATGATCGTTTAAGGTTTCAAACTGTATAAAGTTGTGTGAACAATTCGAACAATAAGGAATTGTTTATGGGGAGTGAATTGTCGGACGATTTGGGTGACAACTTATCCCCAAGTTATCCACAACAAGGGTTCGTTTATGGGGAGTGAATTGTCGGACGATTTGGGTGACAACTTATCCCCAAGTTATCCACAATTGATGCTTGACTTATCCACAATAAAACATTATTATATTAGTAGGGACGGACAACCCGCGTGAAGAGCGCGCCGTTTTGAGTGGTTCTCAACTTGTCACTGAACATACAGTAAAAGGGCGTGGAGTAATCCGCGCCCGGCAAGCCGCAAATCACGAAAGGAGAAGCAAATGGACTTTGGAGCCATCACACAAGCTGTCGGAGCCGTGGGGTTTCCGATTGTGATTGCACTTCTCGCCGCCTGGTATATAAAATACCTGGGCGATAAAAATGCCGAAACAGTCGACCGGATGCAAGCACAGATTATGGCAATGAACGAAAAACAGAACGCGCAGCTTGACAAAATGACCGACGCAATAGCGGAAGTCAATAAGAGCATCGCCGTCCTGAATAACGCAATAGCAAAGGGGCTGACTGAGTAAATGATAACCTATTATAAAGTTATACAGAACGCTATGCAAATATACTACCAGCGCGACAAATACGCGTACTTTTACGCGGCTAAAGGGCAGGTCCTTACGGATGCGATTATGGATGCACTGATAGCCTGTGAGCCTGAATATTGGAAACGCTACACTCCCGAAAAGATCCGGGAAATTAAGGACTACTCCCGCGGTAAAATCGGACTCGACTGCTCAGGCTTTATAAACAAATGCACGGGACAGGAAAAATATTCAACAGCTTACTACCTGGACACACTGAACAAAACAACCCCGGCGCTTGGCACGGAAGGAAACCTGTTGTACACGACACACGGCGGACGCGGGCGGCATGTCGGTCTTGACATTGGATACGGTTACTACTTATCATTTGAAAAGGAATTGCAGACTTGTACCTTTGGAAAGATCAGCGCTTACCGCTGGGAACATAGCGGGCAGCTGCGCGATGTGGACTACACCGGCGCGAAAAACTAACCGAAAGGAGAAAAAGGGAAAAGCATGTTTACACTGGATGAAATCAAAGAAATCCTTGACGCGGACGACGCAACGACACTTGACGGATATAACTTGATCCGTACAAACCTTATGACGAAACTGTCCCCGGTCATTACGGAGGTGGACGGACTTAACGCAACTATCCGGAATTTGACCGAAGAAAACGACAGGTTGAAACAGGCAAACGCCACTTTGTATAGCAAAATCGAAGGACAGATTTTAGGTAAGCCCGCCGACAAAAACGACCGGTCCGGAGATCCGGACGCGACGGAAGACGACCCCGACGAAAAGACCCCGGCGGAAGTGCTGGAAGAAAACGTAAGCGCTTACATGGAAGACTGAGCGCAAACTAACCAAAAAGGAGATAATGACTTATGAATGCAAAGAAAGCAGAAAGAGCCGTAAAAGTATTTAACGACGCCCGCGCACAGGCAAGCCGTGATTATATCGGAGCCGTTCCGGAGGCGACCGTCTCCCTGGACTTCGCCCGCGCTTTTGCGCCGATTGTCCAGTACACCCCTTTTATGAATGAGTTTCTCAACTATGTTGTGAATAAACTTGTTTTCCAGACCGTCGAAAGTAAGATGTATGAAAACAAGTTTTCCATGCTGCGCCGTGAAGGCTTCCCGCTTGGAACCGACTACGAAAACAACTATATAAATCCGGCACTTCCGCGTGCATACGGGATCGAACTTGGTGATACTCTTTTGAACCGCAAAAAGCCGGATGTGAAAACACAGTATTTCAGACGGAACAGAGAGGATCAGTTCTGGATTACCATTCCGGAGCCGCTGCTTAGGGGAGCCTATACACAGTGGGAGCAGCTGGACGATTTTATCACCGGCGCTATTCGGTCCCTCTACAGCGGAAACGCGATCAAAGAACAGCACCTTGTAAAGACGCTTTTTGTGGACGGCGTGACGCAGAATATTATTCGTACACAGACAATCCCGGGATACGACGAAACCGGAGACGCGGCAAACAGCGCAAATCTTTTGATTAAAGCTGTCCGCGGACTGACCTACAATTTTACGTTCCCGTCGGCTGATTTCAACAACTGGCTTGCATACGCACAGGCGCAGGGCATTCAGGACGACAGACCGGCTATCACATGGGTAGAAAACAATGATATCCTGGCTTTCATCCGCACAAGTGCGCTTGTAAATGCACAGGTGGACTCCCTGGCAGCTGCATTCAATCTGAATGAGGGCGACTTTAGAAGCCGTGTTATTCCGGTTGACTCTTTCAGCTACCAGAACAACGAAGGGGAAACAGTCAGAAACGATAAACTGATTGCTATTGTATGTGACCGTAAAGCCTTTGAATATCGGGACAACTTCACACAGGCGTCCGACTTTTTCAACGCAGCCGGTCTTTATCGTAACCATTACCTGACCGTTTTCCAGACCTACGGTATCAACGTATGCGCGAATGCTATTGCGCTGCTTGCGCCGTAATAAAATAAGCTGCCTTTCCTCCTACCATAGGGCGCGGCGTATGCAGACGCGTCGCGCCCGCTTTTATTATAAGAAAGGACTGATCGACTATGCCGCGCAGACGTGGAGAAACGAACCCGAATATGAAATACTACAATGAATATCGTAACAGCTACTACAACCCCGACGATGAAATAAACCGCCCGGGCGTAAACGTCAACTGGAAAGACATACAGCAGGGCTTTAGCCTGGTAGAAGCAAAGAACAACGAACAGGACAGCCGCCTGGATGCCGTCGAAGCAAAGAACGCGGAACAGGACGAAAGACTTGATGCCGTCGAAGCGAAGAACGCCGAACAGGATACACGCCTGGATGCCGTTGAAGCGAAGAACACAGAACAGGACGGACGGATTGACGCACTCGAAGCCGGTCAGCAGGTACAGGACGGTCGACTGGATGCTATCGAAGCGGAACAGACGACACAGAACGGGCGACTTGACGCCATCGAAACGAAGAACACCGAACAGGATCGGGCTATTGCCACCATCCAGGCAAAGGACGCGGAACAGGACGCGGCGCTCACGCAGCAGGCGGAAGATATCGCGGACCTGGATACACGTCTGACAGACGCCGAGGGTGACATTGACGCTGAACGCGCCCGTAACACTGCACAGGATGCCGCTATTGCTGACAACTCCGCCCGTATCACTCGCATAGAGGACTACGGACCGCGGATCAGTGTAATAGAAGCGGAACAGGTAACACAGAACAGCAGACTTGACGCCCTGGAAGCAAAAGACGACGCGCTTGACGCGGATATCGCCGCATTACAGGCGAAGGATGCCAGCCTGGATCAGGATATCGCGGCATTACAGGCAAAAGACGCAAGTCTTGATCAGGATATTGCGGATCTCGACAGCCGCGTTGACAACGTAGAAACGGCTATAAACACGCGCCTGACCGCAGTTGAACAGAAGAACGCCGAACAGGATGCAACGCTGTCAAATCACGAAACGCGCATTGCAGATAACACGGCGCGTAACACGGCACAGGAACAGGCTATTTCTGATAACAGCGCCCGTATAACCGCATTGCGGCAGACGGTCAACAGCAACAGCGATCGCATAACCGCGCTGGAAGGTGAACTTGCTGACGCTGCACTCCCCGAACGCACAACCCCGACGGATCCGGACGAAGCCCGCACAACAGTTATCGGAGATAGCGAAAGCAATGTAACGATTGAAGCAGAGAAGACCGCGACCGGCGAAAGTCTGGTTATCAAAGACACGGCAAACGGGGAAGCTGTAAGCGTAGGCTTTACCAGTGACGCCGACGGGGATAACATCGTTGTTGGTGGAAATAGTTACAAGTTGGGAGAAAGCGGCGCTAAAATATTAACGGTGTTATCTGCAAAACAAAACGTCGCAATAGCAGCATATTCCAATTTTACGCCTATGCGATTTAATTTAGGAAATGCCTATGCGTCAAAGCGTATTAAGTTACTATCTCTAATGCCCGTTGTTGAAACCGACGCTCGTCCCGTTAGTTTTGGATATTATTCAACAATATTCGAGTTTACAACAGACGTGAACGGTGTAGTCTCTTTTAATAACGCAGTGTGCGTATATATATCTGCTCCCAGTAGCGCTACAGGTACAATTCCGTTAGCGTTCCTTGGCTCTTTTGAGGTGCTTTCATGATACCAAATACAACCGTTACACTATATGCAACCGACTTCGATATCACAAACAAGCACGTGGTCTATGTAGACTCAGAAGGGGCGGCACTTGCTGCCGTCTCTTCTTTTCCGTCGAAAGTCTATACAAACTGCTACTGGCAGCGTACGGACGGATTTGTTTTCCGGGCGACCGGGAATATCAACGAAGTTGAAAGATTCAACTATTGTATATTTGAAAACAATGGGAGAAGAAACTACGCATTTATTACGAAATGTCAGTATGTGAACGATGATATGACCTGGGTATACCTGGAAATAGATCCGTGGCTCAACTTCGCCGGGCAATACGAATTTCATGATTCCCCGATGGACAGATGTCATCCAAAGGAAGACGGAGATTTTGACAATATTATCACCGAAGAGCCTGTAAACGTATTTCCACACGTCGGCACAAGCTCTGGGGCTGCCATCGGTCTACAGGGTACGGACGACTCCGCAACTTGTTTAGTTACCAGAGTATCAGCGGAAGCATACACTGGCATGGCAACTTCTTTTTGGAACGGTCTTGCATCAATGATACACGACGGGGACGCATCCGCGCTGTCGTCTATGTTTTCGGGCTTGCTTGCATATGGCTGTGATTGTGGTGTATGCGCTCAACCTAACACGTCTGTCATAAAAGCATCACAGCTGTCAAACGTCATGAACACATTTACGCGTGTGAATAAAGAAAATGACGTGTTATATGCGTACCATATACCGAAATCCGTTCGGACTGTCGAAAGCGGTATTGACGTTTCGGCAATGCCGCCTTTTGAAATCGAAATTGGAGATCTTGACGTAACACCGGGACAGTGGAAAACGCTAAACAAGTGGAAGAAAGGGTGGCAGAGTCCGCAGTTTAATGAAATTCGCTTAACTGTGTGCGGTAACACACGAACCTATAATTTCGATGAAATATCACCGGAATCTATCCAGGATGGATTAATACGGTTCAAAGGTTTTGCAACCCAAGACGCGAATGGCTGCATAACGATCTATTGCAATTCTTACGCTGGAGACACTGCCGCAAGTGTGGTACAGGGTAAAACGTGGGATACTGTTCAGGTAATGAGCGTGTACGTTCCGCAAAAACAGGACTATGTTACGACCGGCGTCAAAGGCGTAATTGAGACAGCCGTAGCGGGCGCAGTCGGCGGACTTGCCGGAATCAGCGGCGCGTCAAAATCTGTTGACCGCGTGGGTGAACAGGTACGCGGACGTAGTGTAGTTATGGGAACTAATACGGCATCCATAGCGTCTTGGAATAAAAGTAATCCGCTTGTCTTGGCTGAATATATCGCCGGTACGAAACACGACGCCGAAGTGCTTAACAACTTCTTTTCCACCTACGGTTATAACATGGGCGGGCTTGTAAAACCGATCAACCTTGACGGAATGCCACACTGGACATATAACCAGACGCGCCAGGCATCAATAACAGGGCGCGGCGTCCCACAGCGTTATCTTGACCAGGTAATAGCAATGTTTAACAGTGGCGTGTTTATTTACAAAACCATCGGGGACTATAAACGTCTTGAGCAATGGGAAACAAATATACTATAAGGGGAAACCATGAAAAAAGGATTTTCCAACAAGAAACAGCAAATTCAGAACGAAGCCGTGTACGTTATGTTCTATGAGCGACTGCATGATTTCTGTCTGACTTTTATCAAATGGAAGGGGCTGCCGTTTCCGGATACGATCAACCGCGAAGTACAGCTGTATTTGAACGAACTGCTTTTCAGAGGGCAGACAGCGGCATTCTTAAAAGTCGATCCGGACACTGGAGAAGTGCCCGGTTATATTCCGATAATCGGCGCGGCGATTCCGTCGGATGCTGTGACCTGGTACGGCGGATCATATAGCTACAGCATTCAGACGGAGCGGGACACGCTGCACGCGTCGCGGGATGTTGTCGCACTTTGCCAGCCGTCGCCTAATAAGCGTTCACTTATGGCTGTGTGTTCCTGGTACGCTATGCAGCTATCACAGGCGGAGCAATCTATCCGCGTGAACATGATCAATCAAAACACGCCGGCGATCATCCAGTCGCCGCCGGGACAGGAACTCACCTATGCCAATATGTTCGAGCAGGTAGCTGGATTCAAACCTGTAGTATACGGGCGTGAAAATCTTTTGGGCGACGATAAAAACGCGCTGCTGGCATACAGGTATTTACAGCCCGCGCAGTACGTGGCTGACAAACTGGAAATGCTGAAGCACGATATCCTGAATGACTTTTTCAATGAGTTAGGTATCAGCGCGAAGTCCATAGAAAAGAAAGCACAGCTTATCAGTGACGAACTAAACATTGACTTTACAAGTAACAGCCTTGCAAAGAACGTATATCTTGACTGTCGCAAGGCTTTCTGCGAAGAAATCAATGCGATTTACGGGGAGAACGTCTCCTGCGAGTACAACGTGGACTTGATCGAAGCTATCCGCGACCGGCAGACGGAAACGGCGGACAACAGGGATATATCCGGGACCGGAACGGAAACCGTGGAAGGGGTGGCGGACGAATGAGCGACTTTTACAACATGGGTGCAAAATTCACGATGCACGTCTATGACCTGGTTCAAAATGGTTTTTTCGCAGCCGGTAAGTCCCCGCTGGAAGACTACCCTATATGGAAAGAATCCTATAGAGAATATCTCAACGATATGATCATAGAATACTTTATGACGTGGGAAATAGGCTACGAAACGGAGCGGGTATTTTGGTATGCTCTTCATAGCAAAATGGCGGAAATTATGCCGCGCTTGAACGTCCTTTTTAAATCGCGCCACCTGGACGATGAATACAACCCGCTACAGGATCACGACTATCAGATAGAACACACGGAAGAAGGAACGCTCGACACGAAAGACGACGACACGGACCGGAAGACCAGCCAGGAAAAAATGGACGACGACACGACTGAAAAGAAAACCAGTCATGAAACGATGACCGACACAGTACACAGAACCGGCAGCACGTCCGGAACCTACAATACAACGACGCGCGACAGCGATACACCGCAGCAGAATATGAACAACCTGGGCTATGGTCAGGATGATACTTGGATAAACCAGTGGCTCACACACGGGCAGATTATCAATAACAATCATCAGGATTCAGGTGTTGCAGACAGTAACGAAACACGGAACACAGACTACACGCACGACGTAGCCGGGACGGACGACAGGACAACGGATTACACGCACAATATCGTCAATAACAGGATCATAGACACGGACACGACGAAACACTATGTACAGCACTATTCCGGGCGGCGTGACTCCGGACAGCACTTGGCACAGCAGCTTTCGGAACTCGCGTTTGATCTGGAAACGCAAATTATAAATGCGTTGAAACCGCTTTTTATGGGGCTTTATTATGATTGACGTTGTTTATCTTGCGGCACTATGGACGGCGCTTATAATTCTGCTGTGCCTTATGTGGGCGCTATGGATTGATCATAAATAAGAAAGGAGTGGTTTATATGTTCCCTTATTGGGGATGGAAACGATGGGCAGAACAGTTTACGCAGCCGTTGATCTTTGACGACAGTATGACCATTTTGCAAAAGCTATGCGCAATCTGGTACAAGCTGGAAGATTTGGAAAAACGTATAAAAGCGCTGGAAGACAAAAACGGTTGAGCGATCCCGCTATAGTGTGAAGCTATAGCGGGATTTTTGCTATTAAAATTGCAGGAAATATGGACAGCTACGCGCCAGCGTGGTATTATATAAGCGGGCAAAGGTATGCCCGAAAATCAAAAAGCCAAAAGCGAAAGGAGAAAAGAAACAATGTATGTGTGGGTAGGAAAGTACGAAGACTGGAACCAGTTGCACAACGACGTTCCCGCAATTGTAACAAAGCAATTTGACGACAGCTGCTATCTGTTAGACTGTATTCTGGATGGACAGATGGAAATATACGAATATATGTTTAAAGAGTGTATCCGCTGGGCGAAAAAGAAAGATCTTCATTTCACCGGTTTTGAAATCACCGCAGAATAAAGAAAGGACAAAAAGCAAAATGCGAAAATCAAAAGTCGAAAGAATACCAATCTATACCGACATCCGCGCCGGGGAAGTCCTCTGGACTCCTGACGGGATCCAGACCGCGCCGCTGTCAGCAAGGCGGTTTGTCTTCCTGGATTGCCAGAACCGGCGAGGGGAACACGTCGGTTATGAGTTTTTCCCACTGGCTGACTATGTGAAGACGGAAGACGCACGGATTTATGGGGTGACGCTATGAGAGTAGACAACTACAAAATGAAAGTGAAACTTAACAGCTTATACGGGCAGTCGGTTTATAATACCGACCGCCGACCGTTTCAGCAGCACGAAATCAGCCAGATTATCACTGACCGGGAAAACGGGATTGCTTATGTATACTGTGCGCACTGGAAGACTCCGCGCCTGTTTACCTCTGCGGCGCTCCCGAATATGTGTGTAGAGTGGATGCTTACGAAAGCCAACATGATAGCTATAAATAATCACACGACTATATTTACGCGAAGGAGATTATCTTGGGATGAAAAGTATTTCTGATATATGTGCTTCAGTTCTGAAAGAGCAGGACGAAAAAAATGAGAAGAAGTGCCGGATTTTTATTCCGGAACTGGATTCCATCATAACGATGTATAAATACTTCGCCGTCCTTCGTCCGCACAACGAGCCGGGGTATCTCCCCGCCGACGTCCGAATAGATCGGTCGGGAAACTGGTATAAAAGCATCTGCGACGCGCGAGAAGTTAAGTGCTGGCGGAAGTGCCGCATGAAATACCAGGTAAACGGACAGGGGATCCCGTCAAAGTGGGTAATGGTAAACTGCGATATGCCAGAGGAAGAGAAGCAAATACATGCTGTTTTGCTTCGATACTTCCGTTTATTTGACCATAAAAGCGCAACGGTGCTTTATGATCCGTCAAAGGGCTTTTACTGGTTTTTGGATTCTGAAAGTGAGCCTTACGCCGTCGTCTGCGGAATCAAGGCGTTAAAAGTTGGAACGGTGTTAAGTTAATAGCCAGACCGGGCGCGTCACTTGCTGGCGCTCCCGTATGTGGTTATTACCAGCCACAAAATACAAATCAAAAAGGAGAAAAAAGAAAATGGTAAAAGGGAGAAAGTATTACGAAAGCGGACTTGTTGCGGCAGTGGCGGAAAGGGCGGAAACAATCGGACTTTGCAGAGAGGTATCCGGATATTATGAGTTTGTCGGATATATGGAAATCACCAACGACGACGAAAGCAAGCGCCTTTTTGAAATCACGCTGAAAGCGGACAACGGGGTGCTGGGAAACGCGATCACAAAGTCAGATAATGTTATCAGACAGATTGACGAAATCATGGAAACCGTCGGCGGATCCGCGCAGCGTAGCGAGTGGAAAATCGGGTTCAGTGAACAGAAGACCAAAAACGGGAACAACGTTATTGTCGTAAATATGACACTTGCCGCCGGCTACCAGGCAGCAACAGAAGCAAAAGAACCGACGGAGTAAAAAGCCGTTACCTATGAGCGCGGCGCGTTGTGTGCCGCGCTTTTCTTTTCTGAAAGGATTACGATATGGCGAAAAGAACAGTACCGTCCGCGGACGTGCCACTTGCCTTTATGAGCGCGATGGATTTGAAAAGCTATATTCAGAGCGCCGGGAAGACCGCGCAAAGCAGATTAAAAGCGCTCGAAAAAGCATACAGCCCGGGCGGATCCCTGGCGGGGCGCCGGTCCTTTGTGCTGGATAAATACGGCGGGCTGAACGTCAAGACAAAAGGACTATCAGAAAAAGCGCTGCGACTGAAAGCGGAACAGATACGGGAAATCCTGGGAGCGAAGAGCAGCACTGTCAAAGGTGTGAAAGAAATTGATAAACAGAGAATGGATATTTTCAAAGAGCGACATCCGAACTTTAAAGTCAAATACCGGGATAAGACCGGTCGGAACCGGTCACGGGAACCGTCACGGGCGGAATGGCAGCGCGCTATGCAGATTCTTGGAAAGATACAAAAGGCCGAAAAGGGCGGAAAGTATGATTCAAATGAGCAGTTATTTATGGCGTTTCAGCTGGCAACCAGTGACGCCGTGGGGATCACTCCGGAGAATCAGGAAGACTATATTGACGCGGATACCTTTCTGAATGAATCCGGGGATATGCTGATTCACTCTGATGCTTTTTTCAGCGCGGCGGATCTTGAGGACACTTTGGACTTTTTCAGCGTTGACGTGGACGACGGGGAGTAAATTGTTATGTCATGCCAAAACAGAAGAAAATACACTATTCAAAGCAACTATGTTGTTTTGACATTGAGACAACGCACGAAATAATTGACGGCGTGGATTGCCTGTATACGTGGCACTGGCAAGCAGTCCGCGACACGGAGTATCTTACGTTCACAAGCTGGGCGGAGTTCCTGGATAAAGTAGTTACCTGGAACGACGCCGACCGGACGATTGTGTTTGTTCATAATCTTTCCTATGAAACAGAATCTATCATCCGCAATTTGGGAGATCATGTTATATCAGAGGTTTTTGCGACTGATACACACAAAATGTTAAAGTTCGTTCTGGATGATGTAATTGAGTTTCGCTGTTCTTATTTCCTGACCAATAAGTCACTGGCAAGCTGCGCGGAAGATTGCGGACTGCAAAAACTTGAAATGGATTATCAGACGATCCGCCGACCAGGGGAGCCGGTCAGCGACTCCGACGAACTGTACTGCGCGTGGGATGTGCTTATAATGTGGCACAAAATACGGCAACTGGAAGCCGCCGAAGGTATGCCGTTTTGGGACTTTCCACTCACAAACACCGGCTTTTTGCGCAACGAAGCACGAAAAGCTATGCGGCATGATAAGCGCAACAGGAAATTGTTTACATCTTCGCGCATGGATTATAAAAAATTCATGTGCTGCAAAGATGCTTTCATGGGCGGTTATACGCACGCCAACTATATTTATATGGGAGAAGTTATGCACGACGTTGACAGCTTCGACTATGGCAGCGCGTACCCCTTCGCTATGCTTGCGCATAAATACCCAATGGGCGCGCTGCATCGTGTGGACTCCCCGACCTGGAACGACATAAAAGCGATGATAGACAGGAAAGACGTACTTTTTATCTGTCGTGTGCAGCTTCGCGGCGTGAAAAGCAAATTGCTGAATACCTACTTATCTTTTTCGAAGTGTAAAACGTCGGACGACGTGGAACTTGACAATGGGCGGATATACAGCTGCACGCAGCTTGAAACGGCTTGCACTTCGCTTGATCTGAAAATTATTTTCGCGGCGTATGAAGTGAAGTCTATCAGGGTGTTAGAATTATACTGGTCACGTGCGGATTATCTGCCGCCTGAATATCTGCGGTTGATGCTGCGATACTATAAGGATAAACAAGAACTGAAAAACGTCACCGGGCGAGAAATCGACTACATGAAGGCAAAAAACCGTGTCAACAGTTTTTACGGAATGGCGGTCACGAATCCAATACACGACATTATCGAACTACATTTTGACACTGCAACCTGGGAAAAGAAGTACCAGGACTACAGCAACGAAACACTTATAAATGGACTGCTGGACGAATTTTACAAGTCCTGGAATAGTTTTCTTCCGTATCAATGGGGTGTTTTCGTCCCCGCCTGGACACGCTACCATTTATGGATGGACTTTATCAGGTACAACGACAGGCGGACGCTATACTGTGATACGGACAGCGCGAAAGTAATTAGTGTTGCTGATTGTCTTCCGTATATCGAAAAGTATAACAAATGGGTGGAAGAAATCAAAAAGAAACGCCTTGCAGACCTGGGAATCACTGAAACGTTTCCGGATTTGGGCGTCTTCGATTGGGAAACGAAAAAGAAAGGAGCGTGGGCGGGATTTAAGACACTGGGTGCGAAAAAATACCTTGTACAGTATAAAGACGGTTCTTTTGCTTCGACCGTTGCAGGTATGAGCAAGAGCGCGGTTAAGTATATCCAGGGATTCGACGACTTCACGCCTGGAACGATTTTTGACGCCGATATTTCCGGTCGTACTGTCTCCCGATGTATTGACAATCCGCTGGGCATATATGACGACGGCGGCGGGTGCTGGATTGAGAATACTACTTACCAGCTGACAATTTCTCCGGATTATGCGCTGCACGCTAATTATCCTGATCGGTTCCCGTTTTCAGATTTGGTTATATCGGCAACGGGGCGGAGGCATACCGGGGTGTTTACGGTAGAAGAGAAGATAAACAGAAAGCTATTGCGCGATAAGCGGAATATTTACGGGGTGGAAATATGATTGATTTAACTTTTATTGACAGCAAGAACAACAGGAAGTTTTCTTATGAGCGCGTGCTGAAACTTGACTATGCAGAACGTGGAAATACGCTTTTTGTGATAGGGCAGAGCGCTTACAACGGAGATATCTACAAAAGCGCGGTGTTGCTGGATACTATCGACTATATCCAGGTTGAACCGGCTACACCGATGGAAGGGTAAGATATGGCGTATTTAAAACCGTTAGAGATCCGGACGGCGGACGGGTTGAAAATGGAAGTCGTAAACTATCCGGAACTGATAAAACTTGACGCTGACGTTTATTTGATCTTTGGTATGCGCAGTTTTGGAAAGTCTTACGGGATCCTGGAACACTGCCTGTTTGACTGGATAGAAAATAAACGCGCTTTTGTCATGATGCGGACAATTGACGATGATATCACACAGACCAAAGCACGAAAGTATATTGCAGCGCTGAAAAACAGGTTTTCAGAGCTGACCAACTACGAAAAAGAACTGACCGTATATACATCCGATTTTATAGCGCGGAGTTTCGGCAAAGGCACAGAGATTATCAGGGAGAAAGTCGGTAGTGTTATGAGTCTTTCCGGGTGGCTCAAATATAAGGGCAACAACTACGACGATGTAGGGACGATCATTTTTGAGGAGTTTTTGGAACGACGGGCGAAATTGACAAACGATGCTTTTTTAGAAGGGTATCTAAACAACTTATCTACGGTTATCCGCTTGCGCCAGGACGTGAAGGTTTTCTGTCTGGCAAATACGGTCAAAAAGAAAAGCCCGATTTTTGACTATTATCACATAGACCTAAACAAAATCAAGAAAGGAGAACCAGCGCTATTCTCAGAAAGTAACGGGCTGCGCGTATGCGTATACTGGACTCCAGACGTTGATTTGGAAGAGCAGAGCGTCAAGCACTATACCGTATCGGATACCAGGCAAGCCAAAATGATAACCGGCGGCAACTGGGAAGAGGGCAGCTATCCGGAAGAATGGGAAGGCTTCGCGTGTGCGGAGTGTATGCGGTTTAAACGGTTCCGGGCATCGTTCAAATTCTATTTACACGACTTGGGTATATACGTTTGGTTCCCGTATAAGGGGAATACGCCGGTGCTTGTTACAAAGTCCGGATTTATGACGGCGAAGATAAGTTGTACGGCGCTCCACTTCGCGACGTTCTACGGTAACTATTTAAAGGTTTTTCGCGCTATGGTTCTGACCGGGCAGATTGTACAGGACGGGAAGAGCGCGGAAGGGATCGACTATCTAATGACGGATTTCAAATAGACGACAGGCATCACAGATTGACACAAGAGCGTGTTTATTTGCGCACGTGGGTA